GCTTTTCGTGAGTCTTTTCCCTATCTTGCACAGATTTCGCGCAACTTTACGCGTTATCACATGAAAGGGTTGATTTATGAATATGTCAGCACTACTTCACCTTACTTAGCCGGGGGAGCAATGGGATCAGTCGTCATGGCGATGCAATATGATCCTGTTCTACCTGCATATACTTCCAAACCCCAGATGGAGAATTCAGATTTCGCCGTGTCCGCCCGTCCAGATTCAAGCATTCTGTACGGTGTTGAATGCGCAAACCAACCCGTTGGTGGTTATTATCTGCGTTCTTCGTCTAGCTTGGCCGCTCAGCCTCTCAACTTCACGGACATGGGCACCATGTACGTCGCAGTTCAGAATACTACGATCACACCCGGCACGGCGCTGGGTGAGTTGTGGGTCACCTATGACGTCGAATTTGCCATTCCCCTCATTACGCCTGCTCGGTACGGTTTTTCGAGTTTTGCCTGGAACACACAGTTGGTAGCCAGCACTAGCTCACCGTTTACCAATGCGGCTTATGTGGGGTCTGTGCTTATCGGCGATATGTCGGAGGCAAGTGTAGCTAGCGGTTCAAATTTCGCTACCTTCACGTTTCCCAACGTCAGCATAGGTGATATCATTCAGTTCACAGCCATTATGAACACTGATACGTTATCCGCGATTGCGTCGTCGGTAGGTCTCCGTTGGAGCTCACCTCAAAGGTGCGCTACCTACGGTGAATCTCTGTTGGCGTCGTCAACTCAGGCTAACGCTCCCAACGCTACGGGTCAAACCTGTCAGAAACACATCGCAGTCACGTGTGTTACTGTAACAGGATTGGCCCCCACGATCAATCTGACTGCGCCTAACATGACAACAGCAACTATTTCCAGTTGCTTTGTTTCAGCATCCATTCTCATGGGTTCTGGTGCTTCATTCTAGTACGTGATGGTTGATGCTGAGCCATTCTTACCCAAAAGCGTGAGACAACACGCAAAGTAAACCGTTGCATTAACGCAGAATGCTGATCAGTGATTCGCACTGGTTTTAAGAACAATCGAAGCCTAAAGCTCAACCGGAGAGCATAAAATTAGGGTTCCCACATCGGGTTGCTTTGAGAAATGCGTAAAATTTATCATGCGTCGTACGACGCCTTCAGCGAGAAACTTGGCATTAAATTGGTTTGCGTGCCCTTTTAAATGTCATTAGTACCTTCTGATTGTTGCTTTTGCA